TGTTTTAACGGGTCCTCATCTTCTATATCTTCTAGCAAGTCGTAGTTGTATTTATCGGGTGCCTTATGCTTACCCATAGATACTTTCTTTTGAATTTCTTTATATGAATCGTTTAGTTTACTGATGTCAACCTCTCCTGTTTCTTCATCTATAAACTTAGCTTCTATACCCTCTGGTATTTCTGCTTTTTTTGTTTCTGGCTCAGAAGTATCCTCCTCAACCTTGTGAGGAATAGTGTTTTCTTGTGGCTCTTCTACCGCTTGTTTGCTTTCATCTTCTAGTGCTGTCGCTAAAAGACCTTCTGTTTTTTGTTCTTCATTTGTGTGTTCTGTTTCGCTCACGTCTTTGTCCTCTCTATTCTTTTGTTTATTTCTCTGATAATGCTGTTTTGCCCTTCTCTTGCATAGCCGTAGGAATTATCTGCTCCCGGTACCCAAGTGGGCTGTTCCAGCGTCCTTGATATTAGATGAGCTAAAACTTTCTTACCTTCGTCTGTGTCAAAAGTTCTAGCAAAAGCCTTATCTAATTCGATTTGTTTGTCCTTTGGTTCTCCTTTAGGTTCTTGGTCTAATACCTCTATGCCTTCCCAGCCTGTCTTCACGCAGATGCCTCTTGCTCAACGGCTGATGCCGGCTCTTGCATATCTGGGGCCGGAGCTTCTGGTTGTGCAGCGCCTTCCATCATGGTAGCTTCTGCACTAAAAGCTTGCATAGCTTGTTGCATAATTTGTTCTTTCTCTTCTGGCGTAGTTCTTAAATCTCCAGGTATACCTAGTTTATCTGCTACGAATTCTGCAATCTTGTCAGGTCTAACCTCGGCTACACCTCCAGGTCCTAATGAATTTGCTATTTGGAAAAACTGCATTACTTCGTTTATCTCTTCTAGGTTTTGTGCTTTAGCGAGAGGAGATACAGGTATTACTTTGACTTCAAGACCGTCTATTTTAAGTGGCAGTTTAATCATGCCTTTAGTGTCCATTATGTTAAGAGTTTTTGATACAACGGGTATCATAGTCTCAGTAATCAATCTACCAAACGCTGCACCAAGGTTTTGTGCCAATTCCTTCATTCTTTCTACAATTTCTGTAGCTGACCTTGCAGACATGTTGTCTGGCGGTAGGGTGTCATCTAACATTGTTTTTTTAATATTTATTCGCAAGTCATTTATAATAATCTGTGAAACGTTAAAGTCTCCGGACCTAGGCAAAGGAGATAGTGATGCGCCTTGCGGGCCACCATTTCTTGCTACAGGTATGATTGAACCTGGTGTAATTCTAATATTGGATGGGTTTATTACGCCATCATCTGCTGCTGTATAGACACCAGCACATGCTAATGATGCGTTTTTCAACAGCAATTCTAAAGTTTTATTTAGGGTTCTTATGTCTGGAAGGGCTGATAATAAAGGACCTCTACCAAATACCTCGCCTGGTAATTTCATATATCTTGCAACAATCCATGGGCTTTGCTTCATTCTTCTGAAAACAAGCTCATCTTTGCTTTTGCCATATATGATGTGATAGCAAAAGTCTCCTTTTTCGGTATCTGCAATAACACATTCCATTAGCTCAACCATTTCCTGCGGCTTGTCGGCGATTAATCTTTTTAGTGTTTCAGGTATTTTAGCATCAGGGAATGTCCTAGTTAATGCTTCTGCTCTGACCTTGTACTTACGATAAACATTGTCTACAGTCCCATAAGGACCCTCTTCAAGAGCAATCAAATATTGGGGGACAGGTGTAAACTGAATAGGAGTTTCATCATCTCCAGGTTGTACTAGCATTGCTGCTGTGCCTACAGACAAATCTAATAAAAATTCACCCATAGCTAAATCAAAATTACTTTGTCTAAGTATTGAAAACATTTTGTCTGTGTAAGCATCTAGTGCTTGTTGTGTTTCGACTTTAAGGTCTTTGGGTATGTCGTTTCCAGGTTCTAGCCGACACCATTTTTTAACAGGGGGGAACAGACCTGATTGTATTCTGTTTGCAAATCTTTGAGTTGAATGTATGGCCGTAGAATCAAAAACATTATTCATTTTGTTTTGCCCTGGTACATTTCCTTCGTAGTAACCTTCATACAGGTTTCTTTGAGGTAGAGCGTATTTATAACAATCTTCGTAAATTGTTCTCCAATACTCTTTGTGAGTAAAAGCCTTTTTGGCTCTATCTAATACTTTGTTCGCGTCTAGGTGCATTATGCCTTCTTGTTTCTGTTGGCAAAGTTCTTAGCACTTTCCTTACTACGAAAACCCCATGCTTTCAAAGCCAATAGTAACCTAGTTGGCTCTCCCTTACTATCTCTTTCTGGCCCAGCCATTCCGCCAAAACGTGCAGCAAAGGAGACCCTTCTGGGGTTTGTCCCCGTCTTCACAGGCGATTTAAGGTTCGAGCCTTCAGTTTTTTTGAAATGCTCTCGTCCTGCCTGATTAAGCCCACCTTTCGGGTTCTGAAATTTTTTTGCAACCATTATGCTTTATTCTTTTTAGCAGCAGCTATGACATCACCCCTGGTGATTTTGTTAGGGTCTCCGTACATAGAAGCTAAATCAGATTCACTTTTTTTTTTGGTCTTTTTCTTTTTCTTCATTTTATACATATAGCCTGGCATATTACCTCCTATCCTTTTCTTGTTAAGTCTTTGTCTGCTTTTCTGGCCCCGCCCTTACCTGTAACAAAACTTCTAACCCTACCCATAGCCCAAGCATGTGCAGATACATTACGAGAACCGCTAGAGTAGTAAGCTCCAAGTCCTCGTTTGTAAACTTTGTTAAGGGTTGATTTGCTAAATTTGCTTGTATAGCTGCTAGGGAAACTAGGCATTTGCTCTCCTTTTAGATATTTCGTCCATCATAGCCGCAGTCAATAATCCTTTTTTGTATAACCTTCTTGTTCTTAAAATTTCTGATTCTTTTGCTTGTGGGTTCTTAGCGCCAGATAAATACTTCAGAGGTACACCTTTTTTACTTTTCGCTACTTTCTTGAATTTGCGCATCTTTTTCTGCCTTCTCTTTTTTCCATTGCTCGATTCTTTGTTCTATCTGCTGGTCTTTTATTTTTTTTTCTAGTCTCCTTGTATTAGGGTCTACGTATCGTCTCCTCCTCATTTAGACTTTCTGTACTTAGGATTTCTTATATATTCTTGTTCGTGATGGTCCATGCTAACCGCCTAATTTAGTCCTCGAATCTGTTGGGTTTCTTACAGGATTGTAAGCTGTAAGTGTATCACCGCCAGCTAAACGACCACCGACTAGGCCTTGCCCTATACGACTACGTCTGCCTCTTCTGCTTGTAAGTTTTCTTGTAACTTGTTTTTTATCCGCATCTGTTTGCTTTGGTGCTTCATACTTTTCTTTGACTTCTTCTCTTTGTGGAGCAGGGCTACTGCCGCCACCGCTACCGGTAACTGTTTGCACTACTCTTTTTGGTATGTTAACTACCTTTCTAATAATTCTTGCTGGTGAACCGCCCATTACATCATCCTCCTTTCATCGTCGTAAGGATTCCGCACCGTATCGTTACTTGCTAGTGTCTGGCCAACGCCCAGCTGTGGAACAGCTCGGTCTTGTGAATACAGTAATCTACTGCCTTTTCTCTTAGCCCTTTTTGTTGCCGCCATTTTTCTAAGTTCTTTTTTTTCTTCGGCGTCAACCTTAGCTTCTCGTTGTTCGAGCTTCTTGTCTGTCTCCGCTATTTCTGGCGGAGGCGTATATTTTGGTGTCTTAAAAAGTCCGCTCATGCTACCTCACGAATAGTCTACTATACATTACCATATCTTTTTCGTTATATGAATACTTTTGTAAAACAGCCTCTTTTTTAAATTTCATACGAGTAATCCATTTAAGTGCCACGATATTGTCTATATCTACTGTTACATGGATTCTATGTAGGTCTAGGCGACTTGCAGCTTCTTCAAAGAATTTTAGAGACCCTTTGTGAAATCTATGTCTCCATTCTTTTATTCTTTGTGTATCTGGTATTAGCCAACACTCTGCAACGTGTGGCCATTGCAAGGTTATACCAAAACAAACGATAGGCCTGCCTCTGTCGACTACACAATATCCGTAACCCATTTTTGACGCCTCATCGAGATATTCTTTATATCCTGCAACATTTGTAAGCATGTCTTTATCGCTTGGGCCTAGCTTCATCGTGTTTAACAAAAAAGAATTGAAAGGGATTACAGATGTTCTCTCATCTTGTAAACCTAATATTTCTTCGACTTCATAGGGTATCATGCGAAGATATCAAACTCTGTATTGGCAGTAGACTGTCTAAACTTAGCATTGTTGCCGCGCGTCAGTTTCTTGTGTTCTCCTCCGCCTAGCAATAAATACATAAAAGCATCCCCAATATGCGAATGTTCGTTTTTGTTTGGACTGTCTTTGTACCTTTCACCACCTGATATTTGTATACGTCTGAAATGATAGCCTCCTGACAAGGACTTACGTAATCGTTTGCATCTTGAATCGACGAGCAATCCTGGTTTACCTTGTATTAGTCTGTTCATAGGCATAGCTCCGGCCTCCCTTCTTACGCGAAAATCGTTGGTCGCCGTAGGCCTAGCCGTCAATCCGATAGAGCGAAGATGGTCGAAAGCTGTTACCTCATATATTTCGTCTCTCTTCATGCCGGCGGGGTCGCCCCAAACCAAGACTTCATGCTTAGGATAGCGTGTCGCAAGCTCCGCTTTCAGCATAGTACCAAACCTTTCTAGGCCCATATCGAATGTTACTAGCTCATGGAGTATGTTCCATCTGCCATTTGACAATCTTTGACCAAACACGGCAGCCGGTGTCAATCCAAAGTCAACACCTACCTGGATTGGATATTGTATATCAGGCTCTAGCAATTCAGCCGACATGATATTATCATCATATTCGGATATAACGGGCTTGCCTTCTTGGACGTAGGTATATAATCCTTGTGCATAGCACCTTATCCAATCTGTATTCTTACCAAGCAATGTTTGTTCATAGTACCCTGTCGGCAAATTACAATTATTCTCCGTAGATGGGTTGACCATCCACCACTTATTGGCAGAGAATACGAATCCATTAGCTTCAGGATTCTTAGGCAAATCTTCTTTCTTGTATTCTTCTACAGCCCCAGGCTGTTTGTAAAACTTCCAGGCATACTTGCCTTTCATCTTTTCTTTTTCTGCAAGGCGATACCACCAATGGTCGTCGTCCATAGGGTTTGTATCCATGATAATCCCCCTCCACGGTTTCGCTCCGCCGTCGGCGAGAGTAGGGTAACGGCCTACCCTGTGGGTCAATCCGTCTATGACTGCCTTCGGCAGTTCCCTCGCTTCATCTACCCAGGCCCCGGTT